ATTTTTATCCTCATCGGTTTATAAACGACATAAAATTTAAAATATCCTCAATGTTATCATCGACTACTTCTGACTGATCATCGTTATCATCTTTAGGCAATCCTTCAATAGATTCAGTCATTACTGAATAAGATGAAGATGGATTTGATGTTTCATTTTTTGTTGGCGAAATTGCTTTAGTTGCTTTAGATAATCTTGCAACCATTGCTCTCATTTTTCCTTCATCATCATTATCTGTAATTTGTAAATTATCTCTATTAAATTTGAGAACTATATTATCCCCAACACCTGATGATGATCGCGTTTTAAGGAAATACAAAATCATAATTCCTTCCAGTCGCATAGCAGGAGTCATATGGATTGACATATAATTATCCACAATATTTATTTTGGCAAATCCACCGGCAATAACAGCTTGATCTGGCGAAGCTTGTTTAATGCCATCTCTGTTCTGTTGAGATGCAGAGAACATAATGGCATCATAGTCTACGCCAATTTCGTATAATTGTTCGGATTTTGCTTTATCTTGTTCTGATATACTTAATCCCGAAATTCCACCAATGGGTGTCATAATATCAAGATAATCAACAATAATAATGTCAGGAGTTCTTTCGAATATCAGTTGATATTGTTTCAAGTAAGCTCTAATGTCATTAGCATTAGAACCATTCTTCATGCGTTTGATAACATAAGAACCTGCACCAGCTTCTTTTATATCATTAATCTTCGATGCAATTTTAGGAATATTTTGCTTCCAAGTTTTTGTATCTTCACCCGTAGCAATAGAAGCTAAACGAGTAAAAATCATATCTTCAGAGAGTTCTAATGAAATATATAAAACATGATATCCAGCTGCAGCATAATTATCACCCAAGTTAGACATTAATACTGATTTACCTACACCTGAGTTTGCAGATATTAATGTAAGTTGTTTTCTAGCGCATCCACCTAGAATATTATCCAATGCCTTTATGTTTGTTGGAATTAATTCCAATGAATCAATACAATCTTTCAATCGTTGTTCGGGATTATCATATAAATCTATGCCAACATCTCTATCTATAGATATCTTCACTGCTTCTAATATGTTTGTTGTAACTTTATCATAGTTGCCTTTAACCATATCTTGCATTGACATTTGTATAGCATCTTTAATGGCAGATTCTTTGGCAAATTTTTCACATTCTTCTGATATGTAATTTATATCGTCTTTATCTAAGGTTTTTAATGTAAAATCTTGATCAAGTTCCGCTTTGATTTTATCTAATTTTGGTAGAGTTGAATATTTTTCAAAATATTTTTGAACAAATAAAAAGACTTGACGTAATTCAGGATCAAAATAATTCGGTTTTATTATGTTTACTACTCGTGCATATAAATCTTTGGATGATAATAGATATTCTAAAATCATCTTTTGCTTTGTTACATTCATATTTTAATTATCCTAACCTACATAATTTATCAGGTATTCAGGTTTAAATCAATGCGAATGTTTTATGGAGTAGATGTTGGGAATGGAATTGTTAATTCATTTACAGATTGTGGATCGGTGAATTCTTGCAATTTTGGTTTAGTTTTTCTAGCAGCATAGCGCATATCTGTTGTTAAATATATCCAAAATTTCTTTCTAGATGAAAAGCGATATAGTCTAGGAGGAATATCTTTTCCATTCTTACTTAACTGCGTGTATGTCAAACGATGATAATCGCCATTTTTAGGGGCTACGGGGAATTCGTCGCCTACAGTGAATGGTAATCCATTGGGTGGCAGTGCATCGTCACTGTAAGCGTTTTTAGAAGCATTCAACTTGTTCATATTTAAACCGGGTAAATTAGTTTTTGCATAATCTACTGCTTCTTGTGATATTTCTGCAATACTGGAATTATCTTGACCACGTTCAGGAACGGCGTCATTAGCTAAAGCTTTGCTAGTTTGTGAGAATGTTGAGACATCCTGATATTTTTGATTATTGCCATCATCAATATCTACCAATCCGGTAGAATCTTGATCTTCTGTCAATTTACCAAATATTTGTTGCGTTTCTTGAGAAGCCATAACAGGAGTTGCCAACAATCGTTGCATAGTCGGAATCCAACTTGCAGTATAGCTTGTTGTGCTCCACGCTACATCAGTAACTTCAAGATATTTCAATACAGGTTTCATCGTTGCAGAATATTGAGTTTCCGATGGCAATTGTAATATGTCACCTATCACAAACGGGCGACCTAATGAATTTACAGTTTCACCAAAACTAACTTGAATAGTGTATACATCAGTCTGAAAGAAACCAAATTTCGATGCATTGGCTTGAACATCAATAGGATTATAATAACACTTCATCGGAATAATAGTAGTTTGATAATCTCTGTCTCGATTTTCCAATAATATTCTATCTTGAATATTAGAAATATTTGTTTCTTCATAATCGATTAACTGCAAAGCTTGTACCGTCCAATAATCATCAACAGAACCATTGAATGTTAACGGTCTAATTCTCCAGAATCTTGATGGAACCGTTTTATTAAATGGAATAGTAACTAACCCGTCACAATCGGGCAGATTAATAACAGCGGCTCCATACCATTTTAGACCATCCGATGAACGTTCTATTCTAGCTTGTGTGATTCTGTTTTCAGAATTACATCCCTGTTTTATTTTTATCATGGATACATCGTGTTTTACTGATGTTTCAATACCATATCGTACTCGGCCATTAGATAATCTAATAGGTCCAAAATCATATCCTAAATAACTTTCTGTAACAACGTTGTTTCCAGTTTGAGCCGAACGCCATTCTGTTACATATTTTGTAAAAGCATTGCTTGCCGGAAAATTAAATAATGATCCATTAGAAATAGGAGCACCATTACCAATTAAATCTATAAGTTTTCCTTGTTCATGAATGCCTAAAAGTTTATAAACATTTAACACTGCTCCCGCAACTTGTAATTGTTCGGCAATATAACCGTCAACTTCACATGTATCAGAGTTTTGTGTTAAATCCCATGGTGAACATATTGGATTCACTGGACATTTCAATCCTGAACCATTATCCACACATGCTGCATTGGATGATGTTGTTGGAGTTACAATGGGAGTTCCATCAGAATTTAATGCACAATTGCCATCTGTATTAATAGATGTTCCACAATCTAACGTCGCAGTAGGTGATATTGTTGGATTTTGAGAAGATAAAGTTTTAGGTGAATTCATTTGACATGGAATGCAATCAGACATAAATTATCCTATAACAAAGTGTGCTGCCAAACCAACATCTTCCAAATTACCCATAGCCGGATCGTGTAATTCTTCTAATAATGTCGTTCTTTCTGTTTCAGCTTGTGATGCTAAATCTTGAGCATTCAAGTTTGTACTTCCATTAGGACCGGGAAGATTCAAATACTTTCCTCTAACTTGAGATAGAATTCTCTTAGCTTCGGTTAAAGCCCATGATTGAATCCACAATGCAGATGCTCTATTTGTTAATATATCTTGTTCAGTTCTTTCAATAGTTCCATCAATTAATAAACGTTCTCCTTCCAACACTCGTTGAAATAGTCTTAATTCTCTAGTCGTTTCTACCCATTGGAACATAATTCTAGTAGCAAATAATTGTTCTAATTCTTTCATATAAGATGACATTAGATGATAGCTTAACATATCAAATGTGCCAATGCTATACAATTGTTGCAAAGCCGCGATACCAAATAGTTCATTACCTGCTAAACCAGTTCTAATCCAACCTGCACGCATTCTATAGATAGCTCTAATATTAGTAATTTTATTAAATCCTACACAATGTGATGCCATAACATAAGTCTGTTGATTAGGTTGAGCATCTAACCAGAAAAAGTTTCTAGTATAAGCATAACTTGAATAACGTCTAAACATCAATAAAGCGTTGTCAATACATTGATCAATTTGAGTTTTTGTTAATTCTACTTGAACACCGATGTTACCTAATAAGGTTCGTATAGTTTCATGAAGAATTCGGCGTTCATCGGGCGAGCCATCAGTACCAACGCCAATTTGTTCATACATAGAACCCGGATCAGGACCATTGGTTCCTATTTTTGGTTCATCATAAATGACAGAATGATAAGGAAGAAGCGCAAATATACCATCAGCATCTGGCATAATTCGAATGCTATGACCACATCCCGCACGATTAAACAAGAAGAATAGATATGGTCTACCATTTAATGATGGATATTTACTTACTTGATATTTAAACTGTACCGTAATTATAGGTAATTCTACAATCCAAGTTGTTCCATTCCATTGATATAATTCAGTTGTTGATGTATTCAACCATTGTGTTCCAATTTCAGGAACTAATGTCGTTATTGAATATGGGGTATTAATCCATGCAGTACCATTCCACTTATTTAACACGTTATTATCTGGATTAAACCAATAATATCCATTATATAATATGTAAGGATCAAACGTTGAAATTAAAGGTTTGATACTATCCCATCCAGTGCCATTCCAAACTGAATAAGTATCTGTTGTAGTATTATGCCATAATGTTCCTACAACTGGATGAATAGGATTATATAGATAATTAATATAATCTGGAGATGAACAACTGTTACCCAAAATATACATCAATTTTTGAGTTGTAGGATTATACCAAACTGCACAATTTGGCAAGTTTGGAGGGAGTGATGGATCAATAACTTGTTGTATAAAATTGCTTACAGCTTTCCATTCATTATCCACTATATCCCATGCATATAAAGTATCTACGGATGGCGTTTTATTCCACCATAATTCACAACTTGATCGAATCATTGGATCAGTGGGATACATAGTGTATGATGTAGGAATCCAATAAGTATTCGTAGAATCTCGTTTGAAAAATTCTTGTGTAACAGGATTCAACCAATATCCATTAGCTGTAGGATAATCTAAATCACCTTCAGCATTAGGTTGGTCATAACGAGTATTGACGTTAACATTCCACATGCCTGCTGAATACTTATACATAATACCATCAGTTTCATTAAACCAAAAATCACCAACACCAAGAGTATTAGGGTCTTTATCTGAAATTATGGCTAAGACATCTTCAAATTCTTGATGATTTACACTCCATTTTGTTAATATTCCACTTTCAATATTGTACCAATAATAAGTGCAATCTAATAATGGAGCTAATGATGGATTTCTCGATTGTATGTAAAGGCATAGTTTACACCAATGATCACCGTCCCACTCATAAGCATCTGTTCCATTAAACCATAATGTCCCACATGATGGCATCGTTGGGTCAGTTGCATAATTTATAACGGATTGTGTAGTCCATCCACCTGTTTCATACATTTTGATAATGTTATTATCTGGATTTAACCAATAAACTCCTTGTGTTGCTAATGATGGATCAACATTGGAAAATAATACATCCTGATCACTATAAGATGAACCATTCCATAAATTTAAAGTCGAGTTATTAAGATTTAAAAATAATTCATTAGCATGTGGTGGTAATGGACTATTGTATGAATTATATGTCGTTAACTTAAATTGATTGTTAATAGCTGTTACAAGATCACGATAACTTTGTGCTTCAGAACCTTGAATTTGCAAATATTTGTTTTCTGTTCCGTCAATAAGAATGTGAAGTGGATAAGTTTTAGTTTTATCTAAACCTGTTAGTGTATCTTCAGTAATTTTTGTAGTTGCGCTATCACGAGGCAATAGAATAATATCTTGATAAGCATTATAATAAAGTGTTTCACCTACATCAACACCAGTAGGAAGTGAATAGGCATGAACACCTTCACGGTGATAAGTTCCCACATTATCAACTGCATAACCCGAAACGTAATAAAATGTATTAGGATCAATATTTGATACTTTTAATGATGTTGTGGTTTTATCATTATAAAATGCACCAATAACTAATGCAGTATCTAATTTGCTACCAACATTCAAATCAGGATCAGCTGTAGGATCACCATTGTACATAATACCATTGCTTGGAGACGTTGTGATATAATTAGCAGCTTTTTTATCAATAGTAACGACGATACCATTGTAGGCTTGTGTACCTGTTGCACATCCTTGTGAAG